GAACCTAGCTTAGGTCCAGGACGTTTGCCGCTAATAACCGGTCGATCACTAGGACTAACTGCTGGGGTAGCTGGTTTTGTTCTACCACTCGGTGCTGGCTGTACTTTAGGTGTATCAGCAGGCGCAGTAACTCTTGACGAACCGGCTTTGGGTTTCTTCTTCTTCTTTTTTGGTTTTTCTTCTTCGCCGTCTTCATCTTCGAGGCCAAAACCAAAGAAATTCGGATCGTCGTCTTCAGTTACATATAAATTGTCAAAGTCATCTCGAGCTGTTAACTTAGTGTTAGTTTTAATTTCACTACCGATGCTTACAAAATCAGATTTTCTCATGAGTATTCCTTAAATACCTATTTAATGTATTTATGTCTCAACTTCGTTGATCCATGTTATCGTTTGTCTTGCTCAGCTATCGCTATCGCAAACAAACTCAACATCTTACTTCGTAAGTACTAGAGTTTCTAAGAGTAGTTAAGTGTTAAGTACTTTTTTTAACAGTTACTAGAAGAGATATTTCTGTAGATTAATCTGCTCAGACGGAACCTGTTTAGGGTTCCGTCATAAAGAAAAATTTTGTTTTTCTGTGAGTATCACCACCCGTGACATGGAAATAGGTGTTTAAAATTTATACACACGTTCAACGGGCTCTGACCTTTCCCTTACCTACGTCGACATCACGTAACAGTGTTACGTTACCTGTACTCTCGTTCCTACGTGTACAGTTTTTATGAACATAGTGTGTTTGTGATCAACAGCATTGACCTATATCAACTTACCGCCTCTGGGCGTTGGCTCAATATGTTACGTGTCTAGGTCTCTATCCCTAGCTTTTCCACAGCGGCTCTTTTATTTCCGGCCCGCCAACCTTATGTGCTGTATAGTTGCCTAAAGTTTAGTTTTACCATTTTCATTGCCTAAGTACTCCTTTAATATTTTAGAACCACCAATGCGTACATTAATAATACCATTGTAATAGTCGTCTGATTCTAAAACTCGCCTTTCGAATTGCTCACGTGCTTCAAGATAACTTGCTATGCCTCTACTTGGGCATATGTGTAGTATCTCTCTTGTAAACTTTTCCTTGCCTATATCTTCAATGTCTCTAAGCAGATTGTCCGAAGATCCCCAATAGTCTCTCCATTCACTTTCTACTGTAGTGCGCCTTTTTCTTTTCTTACCTTTAAGTGGTGGCCTTGTTTTTGTTGCCTTAGCGTTTTTCTTGCCTATATACTTTCTACCATTTAATGTATTAGTGATTAGGTAAACAAAACCTTCACACTCAACTGGTAGAGTATCAACTTTTTTGCCTTGGTAAGTCCACTCCATACTGTATGTATGCTAGGACTTAGCTGGTGCCTTTATTCTTGGGTTTTGTTTTTCGTTTTTGATAAAATTCAGTTTGTATTTCTTTTTGCCTTTTGCGTGCCAGTTTGATTATGTTTCGTAAGTGCCTTCTGCCTGCCAAGTGCGTTCTCACGCTGTGCCTTTTATTAAAATCTGTGTGTGCCTGATAATATCTTAAGTATTCTTCGACGAGCTTTTCGTGAGTGCTTTCGTCATCGAAGTTGTTTTCGTCGTCACTCATTAGTCAACTACATCCAAGTCTGTTGCGTAAGAAGTAAAACCTGATTCTTTAATTACTCTAAGTACATGATTCACTCTTCCTACTAGCTCTTCTTTGTGCGAGATAAGGAAAACATTCTTGCGACCTTCGCGACCCATATGCTTGATAACACCAAGTGCGTGCTCAACACCAGCAGAATCCATGCCACTGTCAATCAGTTCGTCAATGAACAGTAGGTTAATGTTCTGATATAGGTTTTCCCATACGTCACGGAACGCAAAACTAAGGCCGAGGATAAGTCTGTTACGCTCGCCTCGACTCAAATTGTCAAAGTCAAGGTCTTGGCCAAGCTGGGTAATCTCAACGCTTAGGTCATTTTGGAATGCTACTTGGTGCGGAAGGCCAAGTCTAGAAAGATAAGAAGTAAGTCTGTTGTTTAGGTAGCTCAAGTTCTGATCAATAATCTTCTTACGAATGAAACTATCCTTGTTTGTAAGCAGTTTCAACAAGAACTCTTGGTGCTCTTGATAATGCGTAAGCTCGTTTACTGACTCCCAGTTGATTTCTTGAAGTGCTGAAGCAGACAATTCATCGATTTGACTTTGGTAAGGATCTTGTTCTTGCTCTTTTGTGTCGAGACTGTGCTTGAGCCCGTCGATATTCTGTCTATGCTCGTATGCTTCCTTCATAGATTCGTAAAAAACTGCAGGCTTAGCATCGATATCACCGATTATTTTAATGTTTTCGAGGGTTTTCTCGGCTTTTTCTGTTACTTCTTGTAAATAGGCCTGGTTTTCTTCAAGCTCTTTGGTCTTTGTACTAACGATCTCTTGCTTCTTGTCTTCGTGGAGTGGTTGATCACATGTATAGCACTTAGCATCTTCTAGTCCGTCAAGGTCATTGTTGATTTTATCAACACTTTTCTGTGCTCTTGATTGAGCAGCTTCGGAAGATGCTAGGTCTTTCTGTAAATTTTCAAGCTCTGTGCTGATCTTCTGCCAGTTTTGAAGCTTTTCGTGGTTTTCAATCTCAGAATCAATGTCAAGTTTGCTTAATTCTTGGATTGCTCCTTCAAGTTTGCTGATATCAGTACGCTTTTTAGCTTGCCATGCCTTCTGAGTGCGACCTAAACTGGTAATTGTATCTTCAATACGTTCGTTTGCTGACTGAACAGCGTTGATACGATTAGTTTCAGTGTCAATAGCAGCCTTAGTGTTGCGAATCTCTTCTTTTAGTGTCTCGGCCTTCTCTGAAAGGATAGTAATACCAAGCAACTGCTCGATAATAGCACGTTGATCGTTGGTTCGCATTGCTAAGAACGGTTCTGAGTAGGTGTTAAGTGCTACAATATGCTTAAACATATCATGACTCATGCCTAATAGGGTGTTAATAGTTTCTTGTGTCTTACGACTGTCGCCTTGAGACTCGTCAGTCATCTCTTGCTCTTGGTCATTTACATAAAATTTTGTAAACGTAGGCGATCTGCCACGCTCAATGCGATACTGAACGTTGTTTTTCTCAAAATTCAACGTTACTAACATATGTTTGCCATTTGTTTTGTTAATAAGGTTGTTTCGTTTGATGTTAGTTAGTGCTTGGCCGTAGAGGGCGTAGGACAATCCGTTGATGATTGTCGTTTTGCCGGTCCCGTTTCGTGAGCCTGAGTCGTCACCTCCTTGATCTAAGTTTTCACCAAGCACTAGGGTGAGCTGTTCTTGATCAAACCGAACTGCCTGGGTTTGATTGCCGACGCTCATAAAGTTTTTAACTGTTAAATCTTTTAATAGAATTGTCATAGGTTACACTTGTTTTGGATCAATACTGATTTCGTTAATACATATATCTTCAGGTTGATCTATTATCCATTTAATATACACGGCTGCTCGAGAAATGTCAAGACATTTCCTGTCAGGGTGCTTTTCTTGATTGTTTGAAAGTGTACCGAAACTAATATAGGTAATCTTCGGACCTTCGCCCCATACGCCGCCTAGTGCTAACGTATTAGAATAATCACGCAGTGCTTTCTTTTCAGCGTTGTACAACCAAGGCTTACCATTTTTAACACGATCGGTAGTACTACCGATAGCAATGATATGCGGCCTATGCTTTTCTGCTACACATTTTTTGTAAACTTTGTCAAGTAGCACAGTTTGATTAAATTTCCATAGCGCACTATTGATAATAATAGTATTATAGTGTGTTACGTACTGAGCAAACGCATCTTGTTCGTCGCTCTTAGCTAGGTCATACCCGGTTTCACGTGACGCAAAATAAGCGTCAGGGTATAATTTGTGTAATTCTTTAGCTAACCCAAAGTTTTTATTACCGGATATTAGTATCATAGATTTAAATAAATGTCCAACAACGTTTTTTGATTAAAAGAATCTGATTCGATCGCAACAATTTCACGAGAAACAATTTCATCAACACTTTCAAACTTGCTAATGTCAAGCTCGGTGGAAATCTCGTCGATTTGCTTTTGAGGTATAAGCGTGATTTCTCTACAGTCGTGTTGCTTGATATATGTTTCTTTAATGAAGCTTGCTTCTTCGTAACTAATTGGAATGTCGATAGCTACTCGTAAGTACATCTTGTCTTTGATAATAGTGTTATCAGGGTCAAGCAGTTCGGATAGTTTTACTGTACGGTACTTTGGACAGTTATCCCAGTCAATGTATTGAGGCTCACCGTCGTTCTCACGATCGAGCACAACCATGCCACGCTTGTCATCCCACGCATCTGAATAGTTGTGCGGGAAAGCATTACCGATATAATGGATATTGCCTTTTACTTGGCGCTTGTGGAAGTGCCCTGAAAACACATACTTCTGATTTACAAAGTGCGTAGCACGTAAGTCGCCGTGTTCCGGCATCTGAACGTGAGCGTTCATAAGGAATGTAGGAAGCTCAAAGTGTCCGAACATATATTTGCTCTTAGACTTTTCGATGTTCTTCCATTCGTCGCCTACTAGCCACGGAACAAGTGCTACATCATCAAATTCAGTATACTCGTCAACTAGGGTAATGCCCGGAATGTGTCTCGCAAATTTTGTAGAACTAATGTCTCGACGATCTTTATAGAACAAGTCGTGATTACCGTCGAACATATAAAAGTTGTCGAAGGCTTTACCAAGCTTTTCTAATGATCGAATTGTTGAATCAAGTGTGGAAAGATTGACACTACTACGGTTGTGATGCCAATCTCCACAGAAGATTCCTGTTTCGCAATTATTTGCTTTTGCTTGTTCAATATACCAATCAACGAATTCTTCGCAGTCGGCGTTATGAACTTTACTATTACTTTTCATACCGAAGTGGATATCGGTAAAAATGGCAGCTCGTTTAAACAAATTGTCCTCGTGTATGGATTCTCATTTATACTATAATAGTATATATCAGGCCATATTGTCAAGACAAATTTTATTTTTTCTCAGGATTATTTGCTTCCCATTCACGTGATGCTTGACGAGTGTAACTTGGTGTCATATCGTTCATTTCAAGAATGTCATCGCGAATAGCTTGATTACGTTTTTCTAAGTTAATAACTCTTACAAAACTGTTAGTAACAGCAGCAGTGTAATAAGCAAACGGGTTAGCTGACTTAGACTCGTCAAACTGTAAACCAATCTGTGTTAACTGTAGAATTGCTTGTCCACGCATTTCGTCGTTGTAAGTATATCCTCTTACATTACCACGAGTAGCATAGCGTTCGCATAGCTTTATCCACATATGAGCAAGTTTGTTTGTGACCTTGCCATGATCCTTGCTGAAGTAGCCGTTTTCCATTCCACCGGTCCAGTGACTTTTGCCAACACACACTAATTCATCATTCTCATTAAACTTGTAGTGCTGGAACGCAGGGAAGTTTAGTTTGATTTTTGTATCAGCAAGTGTCTTCGGAGTTTTCTTTCTTCCTGGTTCTTCAGGAATGTGATCAAACGTC